TCTGAGGGGCTTCAAATGCAATAGGCATAGTTCTTTCAATACCGCTAATCTTTGTTTGTTTAATATCGACTACATATTCTATATCGACAATATCGCCAAGCTTTTCTTTCACCCCTAAAATAGAAGAACCGATGCTAGCGGAACCAATTATTAATATTTTATCCCTGCTATGCATTTACGCTGATTTCTTTAATACTTCAATTCCCTTTTGGCTTAAGCCGTAGATAAAAGTACCTATGGCTGGCCTGCGGACTATTTGAATAAGTTCTTTTTCTTTTAACAAATCAAAGGTTTGCGGCCTTAGTTCAAGTGTGTTATCGTCTTTATCATCAAGAAAGCTGTCTCCTGTATTATACTTGAACATTCTTCCTCCTTCCTTTAAGGTTTTAAGGACTTGGAGTTGAACTTTAGATATGGTTGGTTTGCGGGGCATTAAGCGGCTTTTGTTATATCAGAGACAATGTTATCCATCCATTGCCTTGCCTTATCCCGGTCCTTCATTTCTTCAAAACAGGCATTATAATTATCTTCGCTTTCTTCTCCCCATGATAGCCCCATAGATAAAAATCCGTTAATTAACTCGCACCAGAATTTGAGGGTTATTTTAAACTCGTCGGCTTCTGGGTCGTAGGCTGAATCAATCAGTAATTGGGTATCTTCATACCCGTGTAAAATGCAAAATTCTTCCATATTTTATACATCTAATTTAAGCAAAATAATCTGAATAATCAAAGTTATTTCGCTAATTATCAGGTTATTAATTCAATTATTTTTTGTATTTTTAGGTATTAAGAGATTGTTTTATTTCAATGATTTTAAGCGACAAAGGGTTGTACAGATCCGCGTCTATTCCTGACTTGGCTAACATTGCGTGAAGTTCGTTAGGTTGTTCCTGGAATTGGGTTGATTGCCACTGTGCGCCCGAAATAAAATCCTCTTTTACAGCATCCCCGAAGTAAGTAGCCATTGATTTACAATAATCGCTTGCTGCTTTTTCTACCGTTTCTACCGCCTGTTTTGAGGGTTGTTTGAACTCCAAAAATTGCCTTACTTCAAAACCGCGTATATCACATCGTTCTTTAAATTCCTCAAATGTGTGGGAATAGTCGTTTATGCCTGCTTCTCTCCACTCTCCTTTGAATTTATATAGCCAAATAGCCCCCTTAAATTGTTCCTTTGTGTACATTCCATCCTCTTTACAATCCGTTACGTAGGTGTGGGATTGTTTCCATTGCTCGAAATCCTTCCAATCAATATAAGAGCCAGTCATTTCAACAAATGTTTCTCCGTAGTTGGTCACAAACGGATTTTCAGGCGTTGCTACCTTATCCTTAACGATGTAATTTTTAAAGGTGAAATCTACTTTCTTTTCCATAATTTACTCTTTTGGCGGTGTGGGTAAAAACTCCTTAGCTTTCCTTATACCTGCAATCATAGCTTCATTATGCGTTTTGAATGGGTTATCAAAATCGGGTAGTACTACGTCTGCAAAAGGCGCAAAGCAATCTTTTAGTGTAATTAAAAATCCCCATTCATTCCAATCATCAAGTGGGCTTACAGTTACCAATATGTTATTATTAAGTAACATATTAAAATCAGATTCCCACCTATCTTCCTCCCTCTCCGCTAAGGCTTGGGCTGCGTAGGCTTCCATAGCATAATCAATCCCATTTACAAACAGGTGCGCAATTTGATCTTTGTTAAGATTTTCACGGCACCATTGCCAATCTTGATCGTAATACCGCTGGCAGATTCCGTTTATCAGTACTTTAATGTCGCTCATTTTTTCTCTTTTATGAACCCTATGCCATATAGCATAAAGTTTTAGGGTTAGGGGTTGATTAGTTCGGGGTTTTGGTAGAGGTTGCCGATAATAATGGCGTATCTGCTTGTGTCAGACTCAACAATAGTGTGATCTTCTTCTTGAAATCCAATAGGCTCACCAAAGCAACAAAAACTCCCATTTTTAAAAGTGACTATATCTTTATTGGCCCCGTAGGCTGATTTTATTATATCACCCTCGTAAATCTCTTTACCGTTTTTGTCTTTTAGTCCGGTGTATTGACCTACAGATTCAGGGACAACGGAAATATATTCCCAGTCAAAGTCTTGGTAGCAATCAAAATGACAATCGTTATCCAATATTTCTGTTACCGCTTCGCCATTACTGCTTTGTGTCCAAAGGTTATTAACCAAAGAACCATATAACCATTTATCATGATGCAGGCTATATCCTCTGAATCTTATTTCTCTTTTCATACTTTCTTTAGGTGTTTTTTTCTTTAGGGTTGTTAGGGTGAGGGGTTAAGATGCTTTCTTTAGGTTTGATTTGCTATTTGCCGTTACAAAGTCGGTAGCCAACTGAAAAGGCGTTTTTAATACTTCAACGTGGGTATCGCCTTTTAATTTAATACCCTTTGAGCCTTTATGTGCAAGTGCTAAAAACCCATGACGTTGCCAAATTGCAACCCGTCCATCATCGAGTTTAATAACCGAATTATTTTCAATCGCTCTTACTATGGTTTTACCTATTGGTGTTTTGAATTTTTCAACATTAGATAGCCATGGTAAATTATTTGTATAGTCATCTATATTAAATTTTTTATTGCGCCTTTGAATTTCCGCTATTGCCCTATCCATTACTTCACCGCTGAATATCCTGGCTTTCTTAGTGGCGTTACATTGCGTACAGCAGGTAACGAGATTTTCAACACTGTCATTGATATTGCCCGGTCCGGCTTTAGGGTAAATATGATCTATTACCAATCTTGCCCCATCTTCAAAAGATGTTTTATTACAGTAAAAGCATCTAAATTCATCCCGCTCAAATATTTTAAATCTAAACTTATCGGTCTGGTCTTTTGCTTTCTGAGTATTGAAATCCAATGAACACTTCTGAGTACAAAACAACTGTGTTGATATTCTTTTAGTGAACTCAGTACTGCAATGCTTACAATTAACTAACTGATTTTTCATATTCAAATGTACAAGTAATTTACTTGTTTACAAAATATATTTGCAAGTTTTTTACTTGTACTTTACTTTTATTATATTTGCACTATGGATAAAGACAAAAAGCGTGTTTTGAGCGCACAAGTGGATAAAGAAACGATTGATCAACTTAACGCTATTTGCAAGGCTGAAAAAAGAAGTCAGGCTAAAACACTTGAAATCCTTATCGAGAAAGAAGCAAAAAGGCTTAAGCTGTAGCCCTTAACAACTCCCTCACATCCATCCCTAAATACTCATAAGCTTTAATTAATTCTCCCTCGGTTAGTTTATGTTTGAACTTTTCAAACTGGCGTAACGCAAAAGGATAACAAGCCATCTTAACACGGTCGGCTGCGTTCCTTTTATCCCATTGGTCATGACAGTTATGATCTGAAAAAACGCATAAGAACATTAAGTTCTCGGGATCTACCGCAACGCTTTCAAAATCTGACTTTGGCAAAAGGTGCGCCATTACAAATTTTACCCGCCATCCCGGTATGAATCCAAATGGTTCATTACAGCACTGGCAACACCTTGGAATCCTTCCAGACTGATCCTGGAAGAACTCGTTATACATTCTTTGTTTGTTCACTTTTTCTTTGCTTGGTTTACCTTTCGAAATCGGTTTTCCAATCTTAAAAACCTTTTTTAAAAGCTCAGGAGAAACCGAATAATACTCAGCGTCAAGTCCAAATTCCTTATCAGTAGAAACAAGATATAGTCCATCTTTTTTTATGAGGTTTAGATATACTGTTGTGCCGTTGTGGGTGAACTCAGCACCTCTTTTTGGTTTTGGTTGTGTCCTTAACATTGATGCTTGCCTTTCTCGCTTACTCACGCCGCCGCTGTTGCAACTTCTATCCCTTCAAGGTGTAAGTTGTCGGACAGGAATTTTAACTCGCTTATATCGCGCCCTATTAGGTTTTCTAATTCGAAATTTATGATCTCTCCTAATTTGGCAGAATACTCTTCGGTAAACTCTCCGTCATTGTCTTTTAAAATAACGGTTCCGGTTTTAAGCTCCATCATTACGGCTTTGATATCCGATTGTATTCTTTTTGCGAATTGGTTGATCCTTGGCTTTCTGAATCTCAGGTCTATTAATTCATTGGCTGCTGTTAGTTCAAGCATCTTTGCCAGGATGAACATCTTTTGTAAGTCGCGGAAAGCTTCTTGCTTGCGCTGATCTGATAGTTGGGTGTTTAGCATGGGGCTATAAAAATAATCTCCTTTGAATTTTGCTGAGTACTTGTTCTTTGGCGGCCTTGTAGAAGTCCTTTTTAATTTCAAATCCATAAGCGCGTCTGCCGGATTGAACCGCAGCAAGCAATGTTGAACCACTTCCGGCTACAGGATCAATCACTACATCACCCGGATCGGTGAAGATTGTAATTAACTGCTCCAAAACTTTCACTGGTTTTTGTGTAGGGTGTACTGTTTGAACTGAGCTATCTTTTACCCAATCAAAGCAGTTAAATATCATTTTACCGTGATTGTTGAACTTAGGAAGCTTTTCGCGGTATAGCAGTATCGCATATTCGCAGTTGCCAACTACGCGCATGTTTGCTTTTAGTACCTGAGGGGAAAAGTTTTTTCGAAATACCAGGCTGATATACTTGTTTAATCCGTATTTCTTCGCCTTTTCGATAAGTTCAAATTGCTGTTCGAAGGCACAAAAGACAATCATACATGGCGCTTTGCCCGTTTCCTTCGGTTCTTTAACAAGCATGGTTGAGCAGAAATGAAGAAACTCTGTAATCCTAAAATCGGTATCGGTATCAAAGAATTCTTTTCCGGCTAATTTGCTTTCACCGTTCTTGTTATCTCCGTCGATGTACCATTTCGGATTTGAGCCATAAGCGTTAACCCCGATATTGTAGGGTATATCAGCTATGATCAATTGCGCCTTTGGTATAGCGTAAGGTTTATAATTCTGGAAGTGATCATTGATCAATACGGGCTCGTAATTCATGTGATCTACTTCCCGCTTAAATATTGGTTTTTGTACTTCTGTTTCGATGCTAATCATTTGATATATAGCTAAATATACTAAAAATTCATGTTATTTAAAAGGTGTTTTGTTAACTTTTTTTACTTATTTGTGTACTCAATAAGCGCCTCTAACTGCTCTACTTTTTTGGTTAGCAGATTATTCTCGGCTGTTACGTCAAGCAGGTTTTTGATCAGCCCGATATGGTCGGCTGTTAGCTGCTTGTTTCGCTCAATCTGTGCTTTGAACTCCTTACAGACTTTCATAAAGGATTCATTCCGTTTTAGTGCTTTTTCTGTTTTGTCGCTGGCGCCTTTTTTTTCGATAAACATTTGAAGCTCTATATCCATTCCTAAAACTGCTTCTTCAAACTTCATTAACATACTTGTTAAGCTGAAGCTGAATGGATGGCGATCCGCTGCTTTAAGGTCCCGGCAACGTTTGTGTAATTCCACATCGGCTATAGCCATTGCTCTTTCAGCGGGGGTGATCTTTGGTATTTCGCCAGTCTTGATGTTTGGCGTATACATAGGGCCACCGCAGTTAAATTGAATGTTTTGAGTTCTCATGTTTAAAATGGTGCGTCTTGTTCTTTGTTTAAGTTTAGTTCAAATGAATAATTAGGTGTGATGTTAAATCCGGGCTTCGCTTCCATTGTCGCGGCAAGTTGATTCCTTTCGTGATCGAAGGCATAAAATTTGGTTCCGTTGATTTCTTCGTAATACCTGTTTTTCGCCCAATCAAAGTAAATCCGGCACATTCCTTTTTTGGAAACACCCTTTGGTTTAGCCTTGTCGATGAAAACATGAACCTCGTTTTCTTTGTAAGGCCATCCGGCATCATCCATCAGCCGGCTGTCGGGCCTCCAAAGTGTTACCCATGTCATGGACTTTCTATACCATGCTTGCCCTCCGGCTGCTTGCCTCGGTAAAGGTTTTGGATAGTAGGTAATTCCATCTTTGTTCGTTATCGGCCTACTGTCACCGCTTGGATGAAGGGAAATAAAGAAGTGCCTTACCGTTTTGTTCTTGCTTTTCTTTACCGACCTGCGGATCATGGTTGCCAGCCATTCAATGTAAAGATCCTGCCTGGTACCAAACTTTTCAACCATGGCCGAATGATCCAGCTCGTTGTAAGGCTCTCCAACAATGATGTTGATTTTTTCACCCTCATGTTCAGCTTCCCATTGATCGGCATAATCGAATAATGATTGAACAGAATAGTCTTTATCATCTTCAGGCAATACGAAGTGAGCACTCAGCCATTCCAGTTCGCGGTAAAATGTTTTATCATCCATGGTGTAAGCTGAATTCTTTAACATTTGCTTACCGGTCCGCTTATGAAGCAACTCGGCTACGATCTCAATCGATGTTCCCGTTTCCGGGCTAAGAATTAAAGAACGCTTGCCGAATTGCTCTGCCTGGTTCAAACAATTTTCAAGTATAAATTCCGATTTACCGTGTCCGGGTTCAGCCAGTACGATTGTAAAGCTTCCCTGCTTGATAGAATACAATTCATCCAAAGATTTAAAACCGGTCCTTTCGCCTCTCACTACACCCTTTTCTCTGTAAGTTTCGATTTCGGGCAGAAGATCCATTATTGACTTGATCGGCTTTTTCATGTTTTTAGTTTCCTACGTATGAATTGTGTGTAATCGGTGATTGTTGTTTGTTTGTTTGTTTAAAGTTGTTATCTCTATCGGCCCATGTCCTTAACCGTTTTTGAATGTCAAATACTTTTTCCTTTTCAAATCTCATTTTTAAACCGTTCTCACTGTGTTCGGTCCAGTAGTCGGTGAAGTTTTGTAAAAGTTGCTTAGGATAAGTTTCTGATTCGGCTGAAACCTTGGCTTCAAAATTTAACTTCCTTTCGTTGAGTGAGCGTGGCGAAACTCTTTCGCCCTCTCTACTACTATTCTCTTTAATATTCTTTATACTCTTATATATTACTTTGTCCTGCGACTGTCCTGCGACTGTCCCGTCACTGTCCTGCGACTGTCCTTTTTTACCTCCTTTTTCTTCTTCGCATTGTGCGAAACGTTCATATTTACAGATAGTTACGATTGTTTGCGTTGTCCCTTCCGCTGTCCCCTTTGTAATTAATCGCTCTTTAACAAGGTCGTCAAGAAAGGCGGCTACTTTGTTTTTGCCCCAGGTCCATCTTTCGGCCAGATACCTCAATGATGCGACTTGATCGCCCCTTTTTAATGACACTTTCTGATCCTGTACATAACGAGTTTCAGCCTTTCTGCTCGCCCTGGCTACCAGGTCTAAGAATGCTTCACTTCTCGTTTTCGGTCTTTCCTCGTTGAATAGATAACTATCAAAGAACTTTAGCGGCACGGTGATGTATTCATCATTTGCCAGCATTGGTATTATTTTTTTTAAAAGCCTTCTATAGGCATGTTTTCTTTTTATTTCATAGATTGTCATAGGTTGACGGTTTTTTGTTTGGTTTATGTTTCCCTCCTTTTTTCGTTCTACAATCGGTTAATTATCCTTTCAGTAATGGTTAAGCTGCCAGCTTATTTATTAATGAAAAATTGTTTTTCATAGGTAGTTTACTTGTTATTATGAGTTATTTTTCTTATTTTTAATTGTTATTTTAAGTATTTCGAGACCTCCGGCTCGTATTGTTTTTTAAGTTTATATTGGGTAGATTTTTTATTTGTCTGTTAACTCCTTTCTTTTAAATGGTGAATAGGTAGATGTTTTATGCTGCCTGTTTGTTGCCTCCTTTCGTTAGTGTGTTAACTGAAGTTTTTGTTAATTCAAGATCCATGTCCCGGCCTCTATTCCAGATGGAAGACCTGTTTCGCTTTAGCACTTGAGACATTATAGATATTGACATATTCAGCCAATTATCTTTTATGAACTGATCTTCAATCGGTGTAAATCGCCCTCTGATGGATTCACGAACTATTATTTTAACCTGTTCGCGCTTAGCCCACTTATATGGATAAAGATGATTCATGCTTTCACCATCTATTTTGTTAGCGGCAATTTCGCGGCCTCCAAGCTGGTTAATTAAGGCTTCAAAGTGTATTAACAATTCTTTACCTCCTTCTGTCCAGGGTAACTGGCCTTTTGCTTCTTCAAAACTTAGATCGTTCATATTATTAGTTTTTCAATGTTTGCCGGGAACGGATCCCCCTTTTTTAGTTTTACTATTAAAGTATTATCATGATCAGCAACAAGAAATAATTCATCTCCTTTTTTAGCGTAAAGACGTTTGTCTTTCCCGTTGCTGATTATGTCTTGTCTAGCTTTCAAGATTAAAATGGCAAATCTGAACTATCATCTTCCCCTGCGCTTAAGTCTGCCGGCCTTGCGTATTCTGGCGTATGGCTTAATACTCTGATCTTCCAAAGCTGAAGGCTGTTGAAATAAACCTTCTTCCCTGTTTTATCAGTCCATGCTCGGCCTCTAAGGTTAAACGATACCTCCACATTGGTTCCCACAGAAATATTATCTAATAGGGCGCATTTGTCGTTTACTACCTCGAATTTCAAAAATTCAGGGTATTGCGGATTTTCAGCATATTCAAGGATCAATTCTCTTTTGGTAACTTTTTCCGTTACCTGTTCCGGGTTGGATATCTCCAACACTTTTCCAGTTATTTCCATTATTTAGTTTAAATTATTTACTTCTGATTTCAGATAGCTAAGCATTGAGCGAAGTCCATCTATTGAATGTGTTAATGCTTTATTCTGGCGTTCGGTAAGCGTTACGTAGTAGATTTCATCCTTAGCCCTGCCAGCGAATACCATCTTCTTATCGGTAGCCGTAAGCCTTGCCCATTGGTTATCTTCGGTGAGCTTCATTAGCT